ACTGGGTTACCATTACTATCTTGGTTTTGTGGAAAAGGTTTAAATCTTTTTGTAGGAGACATAAATAAAGCCGGGGCAGTTGTTGGTCCTTTTTTAATAACAGTTACGTCTTCTTCTAAAAAATCATAAGCCGTACCAACCTGATCCGTTAATTGTGTATGTGTAGTGAAATTAGTACAACCCTCTTTAAATTTTTCTATATTTATTACTTTTGGTTCTGAGTTGTCATCCGTGAAGAATAATAAACCGTCTATTATGTTTATTCCGGTTATTAATGTTGATGGTCTAAATTGTAATACGTTGTTAGTGTCTATTAAAACAGGGTTTACAGCACCATTGTGGTATTCTAGTATTGCGTTTACTTGATTTGTTCTTTGAACAAACCAGTATATTTTATCATTTTCCTCATCAGCTATAGTACCTATACACTTAGCGCCGGTAGGCATAACATTACTAACCTGTTGATTACCAAGTACATTTTGTAAAGCCCCAACATCATCACCTTCAGATGTTGCTACCTGCACATTTAATGCGTGTCTATATTCACCATTAGGAACTAACCTTTCGTCCAGGTCTTTATTCATTTTACCTGCGCGAAAGTGGTGTTTAATTTCTGGCATATTTTAGTGTTTTATTTGCTTAGATTTACCTCGCATTATTTGAGTTAATTCTTCTGATTTTAAATTAGAAAGTCTAAGCTTAGCCGTTCTTATAGCATTGAACTTATCTCTTTTAAATCTATTTATTATATACTCTTGAACATTTGCTCTTGTAGATAATATAGCGTGAGCTATATACTTATACATTGCTTCTTCAGCAAACTTATGAACTATCATCTCAGCATCTGTACCTAAACTATCACTTATGTATTTTAATATAATAGTTTTACCGTTTAAATCAGAACTAAAATGTATTAAACCTCTTAAAGAGTCTATATAAAATACACCGTTTGACTGAGCTGTCTCTGGATTTATACCGTATCTTCTTCCAGCATCTGTTAAATAGTCATATAAACTAGCGCTAGGATCTTCTGTGTTTGTTAAATCAGTTGATCTATAATTATTAAACGCGTCTGAGTTTTGAGCGGTTAACAAACTACCGTCACTGTCAAATAAATAACCAAAATCTGCAGCTTGTAATATAGCTGTAGGATTACTTGTTTTTCCAGTTGGATATATAATATGCTGTATACCAGCGTCATCTGACCAAGCTAGTTTTACATAATTTACATAATCATGTGGTAACTTCATTGTTAGTGATGGTGGTATTTCTATTTCTTGAGACTTAGTACATTTAAAAGTGTCGTAACTAAGTTCTTGTAAACCTCTTTGAGCATGAAAAGATACATCAGCTCTTTTTACTTTTGGTATTACTTTATCTTCACCAACATAAGATACAATAAAGTTATTTATAATATCGTTTAACCCTATAAATTGATAGTTACCTAGTTGCTCTTCAAAATTAAATTGTTGAACAAGTATAATAACACCATCAGCAGGAGCACTATCAAACGTTAATACACCTGTACTACTATTGTAAGGTGTTCCATCATATAAGTTTGTGTTTACCTCTGATCCATTAAAATATACTTTAAAGTCGTTTATACTTGTTGGTAGAGGTGAAAATGTTAGAGTAAAAGCAGTTGCACTACCGTCTCCAGTAAAAGACTGGCTATTATTGTAGTATTGTTGCTGTGTTCCTGTAAATAAAGGCATATCTTATAGTTTTTCTTCTTGAATATCGTTTTGAGTTTCGGTATTAGCTATTTGGTACATTGTTGGATCTTTTATTAAAACACCTGCTAAAGCTAATATTTTAAAAACTAAATTAACTTCTTCTGATTGGTGTAACTCAAAATCAACGGTTGTGGCAGAGTTGTATAACGCTTGTTCGTTAACAACTGTATAACCCCAGTTTACTTGCGCTGGTCTAGCTATGTAGTTACAAACAACATTACTTGTTATTGTAGTAGGATAAACTTGTATTGATCTTGACAAACTTATTTCATTTGCTGTGGTCGATGTTTGAGCTTGATCATTAGCATCGTTAGGAACTACGCCTCTAGTTCTAACATAAACCGGTTGGTTTAAGTTTGGTGCTGTTAATGGAGAGTTTATTATATGATGCACCTCATTTTGATTCATTTTTTCTATCTCAATAAATCTAGCTCCACCAGTACATTCTGCATGGAAAAAATATAATTCACCTAATCTATAGTATAAAGGTAAGGTACCCATACCATTTTGATTAGAATTTGTAGACATAACAACTGGTTGTCTATATCTTTCAAATACATCTATTTTTTCTTTAATAATATCAACAGGGTCACCATGAGTAGTATCATTACCTGGTTGCTGCAAGAACTGTTTTAAATCAAAAAAATATTGTTCAAACAAGTCCATTTGAGCTTGATTAGCTAACAGGTTGAACTCTTGAGGTGTTATATAGCCTCTTTGTTCTTTATTAGCTATAGCTAAAACTCTTTGATATACTGTATCTATGCTTACTGCCATAATTTTTTTATTTATAATAATTAGGCTACCGTTAAGTAGCCTAACTACTATAGGTAATCTATTTCATTTTCTTTTGTATACTTTTTAGAACTTCCATTCCTTCGTCTGTCTTAAACCAATCAGCTATTGCTGGGTATGGATCTTGATCAAACGGTATACCTATTATTTTTTTACCAGTTTTTTCCCAAAGAAAAGCCCTGCCATCTGGTGACATTTTTATGACTTTTAATTTAACAGCTTTCATAGCTATGTTTTTTAAATGAAGATCATCATCTTGCATTAACTCTAAAAATTGTCCTGGGTTGTTTCTAGCAAAAACAATTAAATCTCTTTTTATTTCTTTACTAGTCATAGAAGATACATTGCTTCCAGTTTCAACTCTTAATATTGCTTCAGCGTCATCAATATCTAATGAAGATGCTATTTTTAAAGCTTCAATCTCCATTTCTAAATAACTTAAATCAACTTCAGCTTCCCTTTGATCATCTTTTTCAAAAAAATGTCTGTTTCGCATTGGGTGATAAAGAGATAATAACTTTTGTAAGTTTTGTTTCTCTTTTGGTACCATTAGCTTGCCATCTCTAAAAAATATATGGCCTAAAGTTACCTGACCTTTTTGCTCATCAACAAATGGTGAGTTTTGGTTTGTTGCGTATCTTAATTCTCTTTGAATACCTTTTTCTTCGTCAAACCATAATAAAGCTTTTGCTCTACTGTGTTTTGCAGGTACCGTAAATAATAAAGGTGTTTTTTCACCTTTTAATAAATAAACTCTATCTTTAATCTCCCAAGCTATAGGAGCTTTTTCTTGCTTTTTCATAATATAATATAATTTAATAAAAGTAAAAACTACCCCACTAATACCGTGGGGTAATCTTTACATTAGTTATTGATTAGTCACCAGTAACACCATCAGCATCTTTAAATAAGATGAAGTTGTTAGCAGCTTGAACACATAAACATCTTTCTGATAAGAAATGAACGTTCATTGCATCCTCGTCGCTAGTGTAGTTACCACCAACAGATCCAGTAATCCAAGACTTCATACGTCTGTCATCAGCTTCAGAAGCTCTATAACGAATATGTAAGAAAGGTCTTTTGATGTTTTTACCTAATTGCTGATCGTAAACAGTACTTGTTCCAGCAGGAACTAATACTCCTTGTACATCACCAATTAATCCTCTTGTAGTACCATCGTTTAGGTATTTCCAGTCAGACTTGTAAAAATCGTAAGAACCTCTTCTAAATCCTGAGAATCCTAAATTAAGCGCCATATCTTCAGAGTTGTCAAATACACCGTAAGATGTACCGCCAGATCCGTAAGAATTTTGAACAGCTAGCATGTTATCGATAGCTAAAGATGTTCCTCTGTTTAAGAATAACATGTTTTCTTCAATAGCACCTTGCTTATCAAGTTCTTGTAATACAACGTCAAATTCAGTAATTCCTTCACCAGCAGTAGTAGAACCGAAATCAGGGTTATTGTAAATTAATCCTCTTTCTTCAATAGCAGAGAATAAACCTTGAGTTCCGTGTTGTCCTACAACAGCAGCAGTTTCAAATACACCTGCACCATCCATTTGGTTACCAGAAACTGGCTCAGCTTCAATCATCGCCATTTCTAATTGGTCCTCAAATCTTAAACGTGCTTCGTGCTCTGATTTTAAATACCATAAGTATCCACCAGTTCCAGACTCAGTAGTTACTTCTACCCAGCCGATACTAGCAGTATCAGAACCATTAACACTGTACTTGTCTCTTAAGATAATTGGCTTATTACTAAAAGTAGTAAAGTCAGCATCTTTAGAGTTACCAGCATTAACAGATCCTTTTTTATACTCAGAACCATATACAAATACATTTAGGTTAGCAGTGTCATTCGCAATACCAGCAGCAGCTAAAGTAGCAGCAGTGTAAGGAATAACAGTAGCAGTAGTTGCAGTTGGCTTAGCTGAAACGTAACACTTTACTGTAGTACCTCCAGTGTTAACGATGATAGTGTCATGAATTTCAATCATAGAAGCGTTAGCCGCTGATGAAAAAGTTAATTCGTTAGTAGCACCACCGTTAGCATCTGTAGAACAGTCACTAAAAGCAACGTGAATACGACCTTGCTCAGACCAAACAACTCGGTCAGAAGCCATAGGCATTTCAGCTCCTACCATTTTTAAAAACCCAGCAACAGTTCTGTTACCAAATCTTTCAACTTCTTTTTCATAGACTTCTGGTAGGAATTGTCTAGTAAAGTTGTAATCATTACCTGTGATTGACAGATAATTCGACCCGTATAAATCTTTTACAGGTCTCGGGGTTAGGTGTGCCAAAGCAGCACCTGATGAATTAAAAGGCATAATCTTTAATTTTAAATGTTAAATTATCTCGTTTTGATTTTAAACTTAAAGTCTCCGATCTCATTATCAACACTTCTTACTGTGAACCCATTTGGATTTGGGGCCTTCTCGTGAGTTGACCTTGGTTCCATATCAATGTTTTTAGCTTTAGCCACGCTGCTTTTTACAGCATCAGCCTTGCCTTGTTCATAAAAATGTTGAGCTACTAAATCCGGATTCATAGCAGTAAATAAGCCTTTGTGATAACCCGCAGCATCAGACATCTCATTTTTTTCATTCAAGAACTTCTTGACAAAATTATTAATGTCACTTTGGGTATCTTTGACTTTACTAGAATCTTTTACATTAAACCTATATTTCTTTTCACCAACCTTATATTCAAAACCTTTGAACTGATCGTTAAAAACATTATTTGTTTTTTGTTGAAACACATTTTTATAGTGATCTTGTAATTTCTGATTTTCCTCAGACTCTTTGTTATATCTATTAAAGAACTCAACTGCTTTCTGTTGCTCTGGGAGCAAATTACTACCAGCTTTGATCTCTTCATAGTATTTAGACTTTAGCCCGTCTAAGTGGCTTTTAGCACTTGCAACCTGCTCTTTTAGTGCTAATTTTTTTCTCCTAACATCTCTTTCGTTGTCGACTTCTTCGTCAAATGAAAAATTATCTTCCATTAAGAAGTTTATTTCGTCTTCTTCTAAGTGAGGTTTGGTTTGTTTGTAATATTCTTTTAGTAAAGCTTTATCATCATAATTACTAAAATCTTGATTTAGCTTTACATAATCTTCTAAGCTTCCACCAGTTTCTTCCATAAAGTCTACAACTTTTTGAATGTTTTCTGGTAAAGGTTTACCTGTTTGTTGAGCTTCAGCTATAGCTTCTTCAACTTCTTCTTGCACTTCTTCAGCTTGCTCAATAACTTCTTCTTCAGTTATTTCTTCAACAATAGGTGTTTCTTGTTCTTGACTTTCAACTTGTTCTTCAACAACATCTGGTTGTTCATCAAGCTTAACTTCTTCTTCAGCTGGTTTAGCTGATAAATCAAGTTTAATTGTACCATCTTCTAAAACTTCAGATTTCGGTACGTCGTTAGCTGGTTCCTCTGGAACAGCTTCAGCTTGAACTTCTTGAGTTTGCTCTACAGTTTCTTCTTGAAGTTCTTCTTGTTTTTGTTCTTCTACCATAATATAATATTATAAAATTAATAAATAATTACCTAGGTCCAAATGAACCTAAGTCAATGCCTCCACTCATATTATCATTACCTGAAGACTCAAAGTTTTTAGGCGCTTTACCATTATTTCTTTGATCCATTAGTTCAGATTGTTGAGTAGCTTGCATTTTTGTTCTTTGATCTTTACGATCTTCTTTGTAAGCTTCTTTATTTTTAGCACCATCTACCTCTAACTTTTTAAGCTGCATGTTAAGTTGAAACTCACAATTCATAAGTTCTTTTTTATGCATTACTTCTTTAGCCATTTTAGCATCTTCTAATTGTGCTTGTAATTGTTCTAACTCTATTTTCTGTTGAGTTATAGCTTGATTTTTTTGTATTTCAGCCTGTGCAGCAACTTGTTGTGCTTCAGCATTAGCTTGAGCTTGTGCTTGTATGTTTTGTTGCTGCATTATTTGATCTTTTTCAACTTTCTTTTTTCTACGTATTTTAAGCAATTGATTTGCTAGTTTAACGTTTTTAATTTCTCTTAGATCAATAGCGTCTTCAAGTTCTATACCTCCACTACTAAGTGCCATCTGTATATTATTTTCAAGCATTTGCTTTTGTTCTTCATCAGGAGATAACTCTATTGTTATACCAAAATCACATAAATGTAGGTTTTGCATTTCTGCTAAAGTTGCTACATTGTGTATACCTATTTTTTGTATAAAAGCATCTTTTGTTGGAGAATATTCTAATATATCAGAAACTCTTAATGAAACAGCTTCAGCAACTTCCGATGTTAGAAATAAACCAGACTGTAATATATGTCTTGTAGCTGTATTACTATTTGCTGCTGCTATTTTTTGAACACCAACTAAAGCATCTTTTGCAGGTGTAGAAGCATCTGAAGCTTCGTTTAAACCGGTCACATCGCGTATCATTTGTAAATAATAGTTGTAAGTACCAATTAAACTTTGCATTTTACCACCAGCATTACCATTCTGTATTTCTTGAATAGGTACTTTACCAGGGTTCATATCACCTTCGCTAGTCATAGATCTACCTATAATACTACCAGTCTGGAAAAACATATTTAATGCTTCTTGTGGATTATAGCTTGTTCCATTACCTAAATCTATTTCCGCTAAACCATCTACATCTAAATATATACCATCAGGTGTCATTCTAGACATAACCTGCTGTAGTTTTAAATGAGTTAACTGTATCATGTCAGCAAAACCAGTTATACGACTTACTAAGCTTTCTATTCTACCTTTATACATACGTGGTGCACATATAGCGTAGTTCATCTTAACTTTAGTGTAATCGCTCTTAGGTCTCATCATATTTTTACTCAAATTCCATTTAAGTAATATATCAGTACCTAATATTATAGCTCCTTCATATAAAACTTCAAGTGATTTTTGTAGTTTACCAAACTTCATTTCTAAAGCTTCATCTAATATAGGATTAAAACTATCGTCTTTTACTATAACTTTACTAGCTCCAGTTGCTGTTTCTTTTACTTTATATACTTCGTTAGCATATGTTTTATAATTAAAATATAAAACCTGTACTTGATTTTTATCAACTTGGTTTGATTCTGTAAGACTTCTATTATAAAAACCTTGATTTTGAAAACCTTGACCAGTTATTTTATTTAACTGATCATCTGTTAAATTTGGAAACTGTTTTTTAAGCTCATTAACAGGTACGTTCTTAACTTCACCTACATAATAAACATCACTAAAGTAAGGATCTTCTGTATATGAATAAACCATATTAGCAGGATCAACGTACTCTACTTTTATACCTTCAGCTTTATTATAAACAGTTTTAACAGCTCCAATACCTAAAACTGTTAAATCATAATTAACTCTTCTTCTTGTTAAATCGTATTTATTACCGTCTAGTACTACATTTATAGCTTGTTCCTCTGCCAGTTCTACAGCTTGTTTATAACTAAGCTGCATATGCAAATCTAACTCTTCTTGAGAATCAGGTAGTTTTTCAGGATCATTTTCAGCTAAGTTTATACCAAAAGACTCTTTAGCGAATGATATTAAATCTTGACTACGCATGTCTCTTAATACAGATTCCATATAAGCTGTTCTTTTACTAACACCTGAAGGATCTTGAGAATATGCTTTTATGTCATAAACCCTTTCTGATATACCGTTTACAACTATATCTACAAACTTTGGTATAACAGGCACTGGTTTCCAGTCTAAGTTTAAATAGCTTAAGTCACCGTTTATAGATAATTCGTCTTTATATTTTTGTATTGATTGTTCTCCTCTAGCGTATAGTCTTAGTTTATGAAATTCTGTTTGATTACCAAAAAATCTATTAGTACCAGAGTCTCTTTTAAACCACTCGCTTTCAATTGCTTTAGCAACTTTCAAACCGTAGTCTTTACTCATCTTTTCTAAATCGCTAGCGACTTGACTTGGAAAATAACCTTTAACAACTGATTCAGCCATATTAATTTTCTATTAATTTTGAATGTGTTCCGCTTTGTTTATATCTAGCAAAACTTATATTTATTTTTTCTTTTTCTACTTTAGCGTTAGGTGCATATAAATGCCTATTGCAACCCATTATAGCTAAACCAGAACTAATAGAAGCATCAAATTTTGTTCTATTATTTATATCGAATTTAGCCCAGTCTCCTAATAATTCATTAAAGTAAACTGTTCCGTAAGATCCATCTTGCTTAATACCAACATGGTCTTGTATATACATTTCAATAGCAGCAGCGTGTGCTTGCTTTATATCCTCACTTGAGTTTGGTATGCCACCAACTTCTTTTTCTGCAGTTGATAATTTATTCCAAACTTTATCAGGTCTATTCATCGAATATCCTCTATAACCACGCCTTCTTAAATAATACAATAGACGAGGTTTATTATTCTCTGCAAGTATAGGCATCCCGTAAAACACAAGTGCCATTAGAACGTCCTCAAAGAATATCTCGGCGGTCTGTGGCCTAGCTATATACTCTAAAAAGAAATGATTAGCAGGTGAATCTTCCATACTAAACTTAGTTAAACCATGTAAAGCACCTTTAGATCCTTTACCATCAACTGTTCCTGATATATCATAACTATCACAACCAAAACAACCCATGTGAACATTACCTGGTCTTTTTAAACCATTTTTTAGTACAACATTATTTTGTAAATGAGAAGGTGGTGTCCAGCTTAGTTTAAATCTACCATTTTTATCTGGATAAAATATAACTTTACTATCTTTCACACCATTTAACCACTGAAAATTACCTGTTGTTATAGTGTTCTCGTATTTAGTTTCTTCGTTGTAATCTATTTGCTCGTATATTTTTGCTAAATTAAATATACTATTTTTAGTTTCATCTCTGAAAGCATGTTCTTCAGTTCTTGGAAACTGCCTATAAAATTCATTTAAAGCATCTCCATCATTTTTTAACCCATCGGCTTCGTTGTTCCAATGCTCTATTATACCTATATCTATAGATTCACCATACGGTCCAATAACTTCGGTCTCAGGGGTGTCGAACACAGGTAAGCCATAAGAATCAATGAATCCTTCGTAGTTCCATTCCATAGGTATGAACAAACTATATAATCCCGAGCTTGTTTGGCCATTGCGATTTCGCTTAGTGACATCTGATGCATTGTATAATTTTTTAAAGTTATCACCTCCTTTATCTAAAGCGTTTGATGTTGATCCCATCATACACTTACCAATTACCCTACTACCTAATCGTAAGGTGGT